TTGCCCACTGGCGGTACTGGCTCCCGTATTGCCACCGCCACCGCTCAACAGAAGCAGCAAAAGGAAACCAACGCCGATAATCAGCACCAGCGAAAGCGGATGCTTTTTGATCCAACCGATGGTATCCTTGAAAATGTGCATTACACAATTTCCCCGGCAAGATTGCTTGACGCGGCGGGATTGTCCACCAAGCCACCATTCCAGATTTGCCCGGCTCCGATACCGGCAATGCCGGTAGGAATAACCGCTTGCTGCACGAATACTTGCGGGGCCGTCCCATATAGCTGTTTCTGCACCACTTCCCCCGGCCCCTTCCATTCATAGATGGGGAGCATTTGCTTTGCGAAAGCGGATGCTTCCGCGCCAGGGGTTGGCTGGTTTCCGGTGGTGTCAATCCACGCATAAAGGCCACGCGTGAAAAAGTTTTTGATTGCGGGGTGAACTGCCCGCCATCCTTTTTCATGCTGCGTTTGGTTGTCCTGACGCGAGAAAGTAGTCACGGAAACCTCTTAGTAATAGCCGGGGCCGTATGTGGCATTGCCCATCGAATTCCCCAAAACTGGGCCTTCGGCGGCAGTGAGGGCGCGCGAGAAGGCATTACCGCTCACACCAATAACCCCAACGGTGTTCGCATTTTTGCTCACAAGCACGGCCAGGATGGCAACGCCAACGATGGCGAGGGCAATGGTGACTACGGCGTGCGTTAAATCATTCATGGCATTTTCTCCTAGCTTACGGGGCCAACAGCGGCCTTGATGATGTTGGCGAAAGCATTGCCTCCGCTTGTGAGAACATCGCTCGTCTTGGCGTTCTTGCCAACGATAACCGCGACAATGGCAAGACCCACAACAGCGGTTGCTATCGTAAGTATTGTGCTGGTGATTTTATCCACCGATGGCCCCCAAATTCGCGTTGATGGCGGCATGATCCGAAGAAAGCGGCGCTGTCGGAGAGTTTTGATTTGCCGGAACAACACCGCGTCCGCCCGCACCGCTTTGTATGAATGCTTGCAGCTTGGCGAAAACACCGCCGTTACTCAAAACAAGCACCAGCAAAAGCAGCGACATGAACGCAATCGAAAGAGGCCGCAGTTTCGGAATGTAACCCAATCCGCCAACTACCGCGATTGCGGCAACCCATGCGAGAAAACCGTTTTGATCGGTGAAATCACCTTTCACCAATGCCCAAAGGTTTGCATAGGTATTCCGAATACCGGCCATCAATAGCACGGCTCCGAAAAGTATAAGGACATAAGGCATACATCACCCGAAAAAGACGGCGCTATATTTCGGCAATTCTCCCCGTACTGTGACGTAAATAATAAACGCCGCCAGCAAGTAGAAAAAAATTGTCGAAGTCTGCGACATGAGCCGCCCTTACGAAACGTAGGGGATGCTGCCCGGATAGGTTTTGCAAACCCAAGCGCCCGCAAGGAACGCTACCAGCACAATCACGAAAGCGCCAACTGTCCAGTGCATTTTGAATTCTCCTATTCGCTGGAAATGATATGGCCCGCCTCGCGTAGTATGCGGGTCCATAGAAAGATGGTTATAAGAATAAAGCCGGTGAATAAAAACCAGCTTCCAGCGCTCGCTTCCGCCTTGAAAGGCGATTGCCACCACGATTTGAAGCTGTCAAACACCGCTTTACCTCCGAATACTGCGGGCGGTGTTTTCGGTATTGCTACCTATTCACACCGCCGCGCCGTTCACCGCCAGATGAACTCGTTACCCGTTGCCACCACCGGCCAGCGAGGCCGCGCCAACAAGCGTATTGGTGATGGCAAACATTTCCCATCCCACGAGCGCATTGGCTCCGGTATTGACGGTTCCGGTGGGATTGAGAATAAGCTGCTGGTTGCCGAATTGGATAGTATTGATGGGCTTTTTCCGGCTGTCGAAATAGTACATTCCGAGCGGGAAATCGTCCCCGATTGCCTCGCGTGCAAACACTCCGGGGAACCAACTCTGATATTTGAAAATGTTGGTGAAGTTGGCGGTCTGCAACATCCAATAGTTGATATCGGTACCCGCCGCGTTGTAAGCGCCTCCCGTCTGATTGTCATAGATGACAACCGTGCTCAGGAAGCTGCGGAAATTGGCGTAGGGGATGGGGAAATCGGAGCCGGTAACGAAACCGGAAACCGTGGTGTTATTGAGCATGTAAAGCGTGCTCAAATCCACCACCGGCAAAAGCTGATTTCCCTTCTGGTCCGTGGGCAACTGGTCATAATAAACCTGATGCACTTTCACGGTATAGGAAGTGATGGCCCCGGTGGCTCCGGTGGCGTCCGCCTGATAAACGGCGCTCGTGGGATCGGCAGTGTGGGCCACGAAAGCCTGCGCAGAAGTGGCGAGCGTAAGCTGCAAATTCGCGGTGGCATTCACCACATTGGCCCACATCGCGCCGCGCAAATCCACTTCGCTATAAGCGAGCGGAACCCAAAACAGCATTTTGATGGTCGCGCCCGCCGTTGTCATGGTCGCAGGAGCGGTGGCGATATTGTTGGTGAAAGTCTCGCCATAACCCACCGGATAATCGGTGTTGATGGTGTTGCACGCCATGTAGGGCATTCCCAACTTAGCGGAATTCACGGCATTCAAATGCCAGCCGGTGGTTTGAATGCGGGTATTGTTGGAAAGATCATCAAAGCGGCATTGCTGAATGAGGTTTGCACCGCCGAACTGCGTCCGCAAATAGTTGTTGGTGCCCACGGTGCAGGTTGCTTCCACATCCACAAAGAAACCGAGAATGAGGCCCGCATAACGTGGCTGGATATTCAGCACAACGCCAGCGGTGGGATTGAAAGTGTTTGTGTAAATCTCTTGCTGGCGCTTAAGCGCCGTCTGCACAATCGCCTGCCGATTGGCGAGGTTCGCCGCCTTGATCTGCTGCGTTGTCGGAGCGGCGGGATTAGCGCCCGCGCCGCTCGCTTCCGCATAAGCACCAGCGGGAGCGGTGGACATGATGGTAGCGGCAGCACCGGAGAGGATCGAAGAACGGATGGAACGCATTGCAGTCTCCTATATAATAAGTGTGAGCGCCAACGGCGCGGGTTATTGCATCGGTGAAAGGGACGGGCCAGGCATGGAATTCGGCCCCAATTCATCGCTATTCAGCGGCGCGATATGCCAGGGTGAAAGCACGAGATTGAGGGCCATTGTCCCAATGAATACCATCAGGAACACCGTAACCCAATTTACCGGATGCTTTAGCAGCGCCCAATTAAGCATGGACAGCGCCCGTGGCAACGCGGGAAATCACAATCCCCACGCATTTCACGATAAGAAAACCGCCAAGGGCCATCAAAAAGATGGTGGCCCAATTCGTCGGTGTCCATGAGATAATTACGGGGTCCATCCGCCAGTCTCCGCTTTTAGACTACCCGCCTCCGGGGAGCCTTAAGAACCGTGGGGGCCTCTTGAGGCTCCCCGCCTAGCGCGTGTTCTGGCGGAAACTTTGCGCGAAAAGTGCTTATGATTGTTGCGTTATTCGGTACAGGCTTGAATTCCACAACCTCACGAGAAGCCACGTTGTACCAGTAACTATGATATGGCGCAAGGTGATAGTCCCGGCTGATGCCGGGAAAATCATCCTCTATCCGAATTCTATCCGCTTTCTTTGTGAGATTGAAAATCTGCGCATACTGCGCCTCACTGAAAACAAACAGCGGCATTCGTGCGGGGCGCTGCGTGCAGATAATCATGGGAATGCGTTTGCTGCGCCCTTGTACCATACACGCTTCAAACCACTGAATAACTTTGATGCGGTAAACCTCATCAACAAAAATTCCGCAATTGCCGCGTTCCCAAATGCGGCCTAGTAATGCGTCCAAACGCTCGCCATCATGCGGGAGAGGATTGACAAAGTAGAGCCCTTTTTCGCCGGGCATATCGTCTAAATCTATAGTTTTGACGCCATGCAACGCGGCAACTTCATTCATCAAAGCATCGCCTTTAAAGTTGATGCCAAGCCAAGGTTGCGCGTCAAAATCCTTGCCGCTCAAATGCCACATGGCGGCAGTCGTTTTACCGCTTCCGGTGATACCGCAAACGACTGTTCTATCTTCCGGGCCGGGAAATTGAACGCGAATTGCCACTATGTTTTAGCCTTCCGGTACACGAATATTTCCGGGGTCAAATCCGTTTACGTTTGAAACGCCAGGGGTGAAAGCGGGCGCTGGTTTCGGAGTTGGCGGCGGTTGCGTTTTCTGCCGCGTCTCCTTCTCTGCCATCCTGCGCATATATAAAGAGACTGCCATCGCGGGATACACTTGCGCCGCAGCTTCAATAAGAAGCGCGTAAGCTTCCTGTTTCGGTGTCATTTTCGCAAGCTTGTAGTGCTTTAGAACCTCCGCAATCGGGTCACTCAATAATTTCGCATCATCATTATCAAGCATCAACTCCGGGGCATTCGCGGCTTTCGATACCACCAGATGCGCAAGCTGCAATGTCCGCATGATAAAAGACGCGCGGATATTTTTTTCCCTGTCCGCTTTCGGCGGCTGTTCTCCTATACCACTCGCCGCTTGCGCGCGGCGGGCGGTGCAGGTGTCGCAGGTGCAGTCGGATTTGTGCCGTCCGCGTTTGCCGGGGGTTCTTCCGGCGGTGTTATCACCGTTGTTTCCGCCTGAATTATTGTCCCCTCCGGTAGCGTTGGCGTCACTGGCTGGCGCTGTGCTTCCACCGCCTGCTGTAATTCTTGCAATTTCCGGGTCAATTCTTCCCTGAATGTCTGCATCGTTGAGGGCAGGTTTTGCACCGCTTGCGATAGGTCCGCCCGCATGTCCGCTAGTTGCTGTGTCAAAGGTGAAAGGGTCGTCTCGGTCCATTGGCGGGTATCTCCTATACGTGTTTCAAGGGCGGTTTCGAGCGCTTCAATACGCGCCGCAATGCGCGCGAGCGCTTCTTCGCTTGCGCCAACATTTTGCGCGGGGGCTGGTGGGGTGATAATGACGTTTCCGCCATCAGGAACGATAGTTGTTTCTGGTTCATCGGGGCAGGCCATTCATCACCTTATTTAATTGGTTGTTGTATTGCTCCGCTGTCATTGGAGAACCGACATTCAAGAGAACGGGGTTCAAATCAGGGTCCGCAATGGTGCCAACTTCTCCGGCAAAATCACCGGGAAATTTTTCGCGGATGAAATGCTCCAAAGCATCAACGCGAACTTGAAGCGCCTCGCGCGCTTTTATTTCATCATGCAAACGCAGATATAAAAGCTCAGCGTCCATCGGCGCGCGCCTCGCCATTGATAAGCTTAGGCGCTGGCAACGGTGGCGCATCCTCGTATGGAATATTCAACGCCGCACAGATGCGTTTCAGATTGTGTTCTATGCGCCGCTGCGTTTCCATGATGCTGATAAGCGTATTGTTGAGCGTCGTAACGTTCTGCTCGAAATTCGCAATACGGGTTGTTACTTGCTCTTTAACGTCCTCAACATTTATGCCCGAAGCGGACATTAAGGCTGCTACCATTTTGTCAAGGGCGGACATGTCGGAATTTCCTTGCTAGCGGTGAGGCTCAAGCGTAACACTGACGCCAAGACAAAAAAAGACCCGCGCCGATTTTAGAGAAGGGCGCGGGCCTAAAGTTGAAAACCGATTTGCGACAACCGGGGCACTCAAGCAATGCCCTTTATAAAGAACCTCAAAGGGCATGGCAAACAATAAAACGCGCAAAAAGAAAAAAGTAGCCCGGCCCGATACCGATTTTTTGGCGTCCGCCCGCAAGCCCT